ATACTGTCATGGTAACATGATTAAGTATCAACATAGATATAGATACAAAGCTAATCCTGTAGAGGATATGAAGAAAGCAGAGTGGTATCTAAAGAGAATGAATGAAGCATTAGCGGAGAAACATAAATGACAATAAATGAAGGAATACTTCTAGGTAATCTAGCTTTGTCTACTTACTTAGTTTGGATAATAGCTAGGCTAAATCAAGACGTAAAAACTCTGTTCGAGGGTCTAGCAATTACTATGGATGCAGTAGGTGTTAAATAGCCCCTGAGAGGGAAATTAAGCGTGGTGTGACAGGGGTTGGAGTATTTCATAGGCTAACCTACCTGCGAGGGAATTAATAGGTTCACACCATAAGTATAGAATCAAAAAAGCCGTAGGTGTCCTTGAGTGGATACCTACGGCTTTTCTTTTGTTTACTCTTCAATCATGTTGAGAGCTTGTTCTAATGTTTCTTTATTGCGCCGTGACCATCCACGACCAAAGTGTTTGTAATCATCTAGCCCTTCATAGAAGGCTTGACGTACTGTGTATACATAATCAATTATAAACTTAGGATCTTTCTCCATTACAAGACCTACAGTCTGTGGTCCTATAGCACCATCAGGTGTCGCTCCTACTGCACGTTGTACTGCCTTAGCAGGTCTACCCGATCCAGAATTTACAGCCCAATCGAAACACGCCCAGTCTAAGCCCGATGGAAGCTGATCTGCTTTAACTCGATTCCAGTAGTTCTTCCTGTAGATTGGAGCTACATCATCTGGTGTTAAGTCTCTCATCTCTTGCTCAGTAGACTCTCTACCAATCCAATCGTCGTATACTCTTTTAGTTACACCTAAATTAGTCATACCACCGCGATCATGGACGTTATTTACGTATCCTCCTTCGTGATGTAATAGCATCTCTAGGCATTTATCAAAGTTGTTCTGCATGTTTATTTCTTCCCAAAGTATTTACTTACGCCACGCATACCAATACTAGCACTCACAATACCACCAAGGGAATACTGATACCAGTCAGGCATAATCTCTAGTGCAGTAAAACCTGCTTGCACTATCTGATTACCCCACTCTCCACAAAACGCTAAAATTAACGGAATCGAAAAGAGTAGAGTTATCCACTCGTCTTTCCACGAGTTCTCTGTAGCTTTCATAGCGGCAATATCCCAATCGATCTCACCTGTAGCTATCTTCATTTTAGTTTCAGCTTCTGCCTTCTTTACAGCAGTCTTACCTTCGATCATAGTACCAGCTAAATTAGCTACTTGACCTATTAAGTTTAGTCCTAACATTATCCGTTATTACCTTTCACTTCTTTCTTGCTCATATTAGTAACGCCAAAGAATACGCCAACTATACCAGCAACTGATAGGAAGTAAATGGAAGCCATAGAACCTATGATAGAAGACGCTTGATCTAATCCTAATGCACTAGCTAATACGACACAAAAAGGATAGGCAAGCATACCTGTTAAACAGAACCAAGCCATCCGTCTTTGTGCATCTCTTTGTGCATCTTCATCATCTAGTCGTCTACGTCTATCTTCTAGTTCAAGAGCTTCCCACTCTGATCTATCTATAGTGCCACTTCCATCTTTATCTACTTTATCAAATTCACTCATTCTTAAGAGTAGTCCATGCACCCCAAGCGATAGCTACACCTGCGGCAATGTTATCGATTGAGTTAGGTAGTAATATTACAACTACTCCAAGTCCAAGTAGAGCAACTCCGTCCCATGTAGTTCTCTCTTTTAATCTATCTTTAATCCAATTCATATTAGTCTCCTAATCTGCTAAGGGGTTATCTAACGCCCTTTGTAATTTATCCATTAACTTATCTTCGAGTTCCTTCATCGAGCCACTTTGTGATACTCTGACACGTTCTCTTTGGTTCTCAAACCTTACTTCAGCGTCATCTATCATCTTTCTTACTTTGTCTTCCGACTCACGTACCATGTCTTCTACACGATCAGTTTGTTTCTCTATGCTAAGAATATCAGATCTAAGTCCATTCTTAATATCACGACTGTATTCTACAGACTCCTCTACCTTCTCAGATATGCCTGTTACCTTAGCATCCATAATGTTCATTTGTAGTTGGTATTCTTCTAGGTCAAGGCCAGCGACTGCTTCTATCTTTTGGTATAAAACAAAGCCACCGTATAGGCCACCCACAATAGTAGATAGAAAAGCAAATATAGCCATGATAGATCCAAATGATAACTTCATACCACCTGTCTTAAACTCACGATCTGCAAGACCATCAATGTTATCTGCTATTTTAGTTGTATCAACCATCAGTTCTCAAACTCCATCTCACCACCAGAACTTTGTAGGTTCTTTAGTTGCTCTAGTTCATCTCTTAACTTCTGTATCTCTAACCTACGTTGAGCTAACTCTATTTGGTATAGGTCGTCACAGTTTATACGAGCCTTTGGTTTATCTAAAGGTATAACAATCCTAGCATACACGCCAATATCTTTACCCCTACTATTCGTATCTAAACCTGACAGTACACCTGTTACACCGTACTCAAGGTTTACACCCCCACCAACAGCATTACTACACCTCATACTACCAGTGGAAAATGAATCCGACTGATAGTTCATGGGTGGGTTAGGTAATGCTAATGAAAGGGAACTACTATCTGCTACAGCAGAACTAGCTACAAAACAAAGGGTAAATAATAATCTCATGCGGGTTCACCATCTAATCTTGAACATATCCTAGAGGAAATAAGAGTTCTAGATTTACTACTCTTTCTTACCTTTGATGTAGTACATAAGTATACAGCTTCGTCCATATCTGCTTTACGTATATATACATCAAAAGACTTTCTCTCTTTGTATCCTATGTTTATAATTCGGTATGAGGATGCAAAAGGTATGTTCGTCCAGTTTAAATCAAACAACTCTATCTGATACCATTCTATCTCTTCTCTAGAGTTAAACAGAGACATCTCTACTTTAACTACACCAGCTACATGAGAAGGTTTAACTTCTGGATAAGCTGGTGTCATTTCATGTGCTGAGGTGGAAAATGAGAGTAGTAGAAAGAGTACTACAAGCCTACTTAGCAACACAGCTGGCCTGTACTAGAGCAGTATAGACCCCTCCAGCGAAAGGTTTAGATGCTCCGTAAGTAGCACTAGAAGCTGTAGAGAACCATGTTGACCCTGCAAGTGTTAGATTAAAGATTGTTGTGCTGTCTACTACTACCTTAGCCGCTTCATATGCTGACATACCAGAGACAGATGTTTGAGTTACACTTGTACTTCCTGTCCATGCAACTGTATCATTAAGAGTTGGTGACGAACTAAAAGATGTAGGGTGAGTTATGTTAGCTGTATAACTGTCTGCTATAGATACATCAAACCTAATGACAGGTAGTACTCCACCATCAGCAGGTGTAGTGCTTAACTTACTAGCTATAGGGTTTCCATAAACCCCATCTTTAGTTGTTTGTATTACACACTTAGCTTCTACATTACCTGTTATGGGTGTGTTTGCTAGTGCAGGTAAAGCGAGTAGTGATAGTGCTGTTACTAGATACTTCATATTAAACCTCATTTATTATACTGCATATCGACCATCTGTTCGTGCAGTATCTGTTGTGCTAAATTATTTCTTAGGGCTTTCTTGTTGTCAGGTATTGTACCATCTTGTAGTCCAGCCGCATCATTTAATGTACCACCGTTTATATTGGCATTATAGTACATAGCGATATTAGTTTGTTGGTTGATAGACATTATTATGTCGTCTTGACCTTGTGACTTAAATAGAGTTAGAGCATTAGCAGAAGCAGTTAGACCCATCTCTATACGTGTGTCTTCTTCTTCCTCTTCTTCGTCAACTATAACTTTACCATCTTCGTCATACTGAAATTCTTCAGTCTCTAGTGTATCTGTAACTGCATCATCTTCTAGTGCATCATATACTACAACTTCTGGTAACTCTGGCATAGGTTTAACGTAACCTGCACATGATGGATCAGACTGAGGATCATAGCATTTGTCTACCCTGTAGGAGTATATAACAACTGCATCTTCCACTCTGCCTTCCCCTTCAACTTCAATCGAACCTGTACCCCAATTTGAAGCTGGAATGTTGGAAACTGGAAACGACTTTACAATGGTATTACCAGCTACCCCCGACCAATCATCTGTTTCTCTAAAGATATAACCATCAGCATTAGCGTTAAGATTACTGACGTGTACTTTCATATCAGCATCTGGATCTTTAACAGTTGTGTACCTGTAAATAAGACCGTTTATGTCTACACCAGCAATGCTAGGTAAGATACTATCCATCCCCCAACCTAAAGAAGTACTAGCCGCATTACCTGTTGACCCGTATGTATAAGGGTCAGAGTAACAATAAGAAGGCAAGGCTACTAAAAATAACACCCAAGCCAATCTTTGTCTCACCATTTTCATCGAACATCCTCTCGATTACATTGTTCTGGTCACGTTCTATTGCTTCTTCAACTGCTTCCATTTCCCATGCTAGTCTAGCTTTATCACCAACTAATCCA